TCCAACCATTTTCTTTCTCGTCCTGCTCCAGATCAGCCAGAAGCTGCTCAATCATATCTTGAATAACTTTGACATACACCCCGGCGTATTTGTAGCAGTCCGAATATTTATCCGCGTACTGCTTTAATCTTTCTTTGATATGTATCATATTATTCCATCCTTTCTCAATGCCCGCTTCTTACCATGCAAAACAACAGTTCTGTCATGGATCTTTTTCTTGAACCATTGTGTCCACACTTCAAAATAACTGATAATCTCCATTTCTCCACATCTTCACCTAGTGGTGTTGGGCTTTCAAATTCTTCTGCAACATCTCTCTGATACGGAACTGCAACCATTACTCCCATGTTACCTATTTCCGCGTAACATTCCGGAAAATTCTCACGTATATGTTGGGCAAATTTTCCATTTTTTAAATCAGGTAAAATCTCTTTGTAGCACTCCATTGTTGTCACAAGGTAGTTTTTTTCGCCAATAAAATTTAATCCATTTCCGCTGTAAATATCCTCTTTGCAACTTTTGATTTCATAGCATGCAAATATTCCTTTTTCGATTGCTGAGATAGAGCACTGATTTTCCGGAATAAATTGCATGTAATCTACTCTTCTTGCCTTTCCTGCTGCGTAGCCATAATCAAGGCTTACTTCTCTAGCCCAGTATTTACCTGGACCAGAAAAACGGCTTTTTTCCAACAATCTGCTAAGAAATTTTGTTGTTTCAGATCTTTTCATATTTCCACCTCACTATCCTCTGGCATATAAAACACGGATTCTTTCCCGCTCCAAGCATCATCGTTTTTTACCGACATAAATTTACAATATGCTTCCTGAATCATATCCAGTACTTTCATGGCTTTTGCTTTGGTGGAATAATGACCCAATGAAATATACTCATCTTCTCCCGGATTCATCTGGCTCCAGCAAATGATTTCTTTGCCGCTGATATTATTGATGTTTATAACAATATTCTTAAACTTTACCAGAGACATCTTATTCTGACTTCTGATTAACATTTTGCGTCCTCCTAATATCTGACAATCTCAATATTATTATCACTGTAAAATCTGTATGAATCCTCTCTGATTTTATTAACTTCACGCATGATAATTTCTTTTGTTTTACTGACAGCTTCCTTAAAATCCTCTGTTCTGAGATCGTAGTTGTAAATACCCAATGTACTACAATTGAGAAACAGCGTATCTCCACAGCCAACGTATTTGTGAATAACGATTTTTAAAGAATTGTAGTTTAAGGCGAAAATACTTCCAGTTTTAGGTTCTTCGTTATAGTTTGCGTTACTTTTGAATTTCATTTTTTATTCTCACTTTCCCCATGTAAGCAACTACATGGTTAATCAACAAAACTCCATCTGTCCATCATCAATAAACTTCTTTTTCTTCCGGCTCAATATATTACCCTGCTGTTTCAATCTATTCACACGGGCTTTCTGGTTAAAGCTTGCCATATAATCATCGTCAACTTCTGGCGGTACTTTTAGAAAATATTCTTCGGGAAGTGGAAGATTATGTTCCTCACAACAATTTGCAATCTCATTTCTGTATGAAAGAATATGATTTCTGGTTAGATTCATATTGCAGCCATCCGCCCAAAATGGATCATTACAGCCATTTTCGTTGATGCGCTCCCAGATAACACGCTCATGTAATAGATTTTCTCTTAACAGCTCTAATTCCTGTTCCGGTGTTTTCTGCTTCATTCTCATTCTCCTTTCACCCATGTAAATAACCGGCACACTAAACTCCCATCTTCTTAACCAGATTCTTATTCATCTCGTCAAATCTCACATCTGTGTTCTCCTCAATGTCCTGTATCATGCTCAGAACACTCATTTCACCCTCATTTGCCATTTCAACGTATTCATTGGCAGTTCTTATCACATCAAGCAAACGCTTCGTAGAAAAGCCATATAAGCGTCTCAGAGCCATCATGGTAGTGACAGTGTTGATCGTGTTGCTCCAATCTTCACCAACAGTGAATCCATCCTCGTAGGCTTGCTGCTCTACGTCTTTTATCTGTCTATAACAGTTCTGCATAGCCCGTCCAAACGCATAAGCCGCCTGATTAGAAGTCTGAACAGAAAATCTGGTCTTTTTCTTGACTTTTAACTTGCTACTCATTTTTCCTTCACCTTTCTGAACTTGTATCCTGTCACTCGGTACGCTCGTGGCGTGCCGGGGTTGTCTGTCGCAAGTAAGCCACTTTCCAGCAATTCACCGAAATGGTTCTGTACGGTATGGCTAGATATACTCAGCCCTGCTGCGATTTCTGGAATACTTGGCGGATAATCATGTTCTTTCAAGTATCTTATGATGTACAGATATATGTCTTTCCTTGTCTGGATACCCTCATAGTACTTTCTTGCTGTGTTATATGGCATTCTTTTCTCCTCTATCCCATTACGCTCGCAAGGAACTGCCTCTGTTCTCCTGCTGCTTTTTTCTTTCGAATACCTTCCTCTGGCATTTGCAACTCTACACAGGTCTTAATGATCCGGTCTCTGGTTCTGGTGTCCACATTCAGATTATCGGTGCTCATGTTGGAAGTGTAAATTGTAATGTTTCCGTCCTCCATACGCTTGTTGATCAGACGGAACATTTCCTGCCGTTGCCACTCCTTGTCTGCCTGTGCGCCGATATCATCCAGAACAAGAAGTTTGCAATCCCGGTATACCTGACTGAGATCCTCTTCTCCGCGATCGCGCTTGTAGCTGTCACCAACGGCACTTATGTAGTCAGGTGCAGTCACGAAACGCATTTGCAGATCGTATTTTATCATCACCGATTTCGCCAGGCAACACGCCAAGAAGGTTTTTCCACTTCCCGGTGTCTTACTCCACAGATACAGTCCCTTTCCTGCCATTTCCCACTTCTGGAAATGGTTCAGAAAGGTGGTGCACAAGTCTCTCAGTTTGCTCATGTCTCTCTGGTAAATATCAAAATCGAACTTGCCAAGATCTGCCTCATGGTACTCTTTTGGTACTCCGGTAAGGTCCTGTGCTCTATAACCACCTTTGCACTTTGGACATCTGCGAGCATATTGAATTTCTTCTGGAAGTCCGTAATCATAGACCGTGGCATAATATGTCTCCCATCCAGTCCCATGGCACACAGGACACTCACCATAATCTGACTGAGTTAGTTGGTTCTGGTTCATCTTTTATCGCCTCTTTTCTCGCATCATAGTTTCCGTCAAGGACCTTTGCCATGTTGGAATCACTGACCAACCAGTCAAATGTTGCTGACCAGTTGCGTTTATTTTTTCCCTTCAGGAAATCGGAAGCCTCTGCCTTTTCAAACAAAGTCTGGAAGTCATCAAGAGTGTAACCTGTCTTCATTCTGGCATTTATAGCCTTCTTCCTTGCCTCAGACATCTTTACCAGGCGGGGATACGACCCACAAACGGAATTGTACAATTCACGAATCGTGGCATAGATGCTGTTTTCAGGAGTTCCACTCTCATAATCTCCTTTAGGAGATTTATTATATTCTTCCTTTCTTTCCTTCTTCCCTTCTTCTATTGTTGTCACTTGACTGTCACTTGCTTGTCGATTGACTGTCACTTGTGTGTCGCATGACTGATACCTGTCGTAGTTTTTTACCGTAATTACGCTGAATTTAACGTGTCGGTTGCTTGTCACTTCTCCGGTATTTTCCAGATGTTTTAGTGCCGTTCTTACATTCCTTACTGTAAGCCCTGTTTCTGCTGCTAGATTCTGCAAAGAAGTCACAAATGATCCTCTTGGTACTTCTATTCCCTGAAACCTTCCGTCTTTCCAGTTTGCTTTTAACAGGATGTGCAGGAACAGCACCTTGGTATTTGCATCTGTATACCATTCCCACTCAAGGATTTTCCTGCTGATCTTTACATAATCCATAACCAGCCTCCCATTCCCTGTATATCTTTATCCAGTCCTCCAATGGCATCGTAACAAGCCACTCACAATGATTCTTCCGATGAAATACTGCTGGAAGTTCATCCGATTTTCTGTCTCTTTTTGCCTGATCTATAGCATCGTATATATTCAGCTTTTCCCTTCTCTTTACCTCTATATGTATACCAGGAAGACCGACCACATCTGCATCGCCATTAGCTCCGCTATACTGTTGACCTCTCCTTGCCTTGTACCCATATCCACGAAGGATACCGGCTACTTCTCTTTCACCGTCAGCACCTTTGTTTCTGCTGTTCATATTTCTCCTTTCCCTCCCAGGGAGCTATACAGGTCACACCCTGGGAGATGATCATGTGATATATCTATAGGATTTTAGTTGCACCCGTATTTCTTATACACGAGTTCTTTAGGATCCCATCCGGGATGCATTCGGCTCATGTATTTTTCGATATATGCCAGCATATCTGGCCGTAAACCTTTTGCTCCATTATCTAGAAGCTGATGGTGGTATCTACATCCGGTAACTCCATTCTGTTCGATTCCAAGTCCACCCTGTGATCGGTTGACAATATGCATAATATCAAGCTGCTTATATTGGAAATCGGATGAAGAATGCATATAAAAACCAATCTGGCAAAATATGCAGCCGTGATCTCTATCGAGAATTCTTTTGCGCGTTTTTACATCAAACTGTAACGCTTTTGTTCTTTTGTTCATTTACATCACCTATCCCATACTGCTCAAAAAGCTTTCGTTTCTCAAATGGCGTCATAATCTCGCCGCCTGGTATTCCAGAATCCTTGCAGTCTTGAATTAATCCGCTGATCAATCGCGCCATCTCCTCTGTGTCATATGTACTGGATCCTCTAAGAAGAACATACACTCTTTTGATTCCCCCATGCTTTGTGACCACTGTCTTTGGAAGCGGCTTAAGATGATATTCCACCTTGTCCAAAACATCCCTTTCCGTTTCTTCTGTATCAGGAAGATAAACCGCAACCAGATTTCCGTCCACACGTTCTATCTGACCATAACGACGCAGCATATAGTTGTGAGCCTCGTTATTCGTCCAGCCATGAACTTTAGCAATTTTGGTAAGCAATACCCAGTAATACGCATTCGCATCTAAGGAACGCTTATCCCTGTGCTGCTTAAGACGTATATCCAGTTTTTCATGCTTGATGAGTCCCATTACTTCCTGAGCGTTTTCATTCAGTTCCACCTGTAAGTTCCACTTTCCGGTCGCGAGATCTTTCCCCAGTGATTTGATTTTTCCTGTAAATTCCATTTACGCACCGCAATTTTGCTTGAAGTAATTCAAATTTTTAGGATCTGTTATCGCTTTGATATTTCCAATAGTCAACTGGCTAATAGATGTCAGCTTATATGCTTCAAGAATCTTCTTTTCATTCAGACCGTTCTTGTTCAAGTATGATCTGAGTCCAGATATATCAGTACTTGACATTTCGGAAGAACTGTCGTCTGTCTGGTCGTACTTGGTATGGCTTTCTTTCCAGTAGACATTTGCCCCAATGCCAAGATTCTTGCATGCCACTGACAATGCATCCGTGGTTGCCATTTTGTAACACTCATCAGATACATAGACTCCGTTCCGTTCTTTTGTAGCCAACTTACTGCCGCCGGTTCCGGGAATTGCTTGTGACCATTCATCCTTGTATTTGACGTACAGTTCAATTGCCACGAAAACACATATCTCATCACCAACAGTATCCATCCATTTCTCAACCGTTTTGTAATACCAGCCAAGGCCGCAGGGACCGAACTGCTCCGTCAAACACTTGACGCGCCACATCGGGTTAATGTCTGTAAAACCTTTCAGTCGTCCTGCCGTAATAGCTCTTTGGGCATCTTTAGGAACTTCCCGAACCTTGTTATATAACTCAAGATTTTCCATAAGCCTCTCCTACTTGATCTGGATATTCTGCGAAGTTATCAGGGTGATTCCCGGAAATTTTTCTCCGGCTTTCAGTGCCGCCTTCAGTCCGACCTTGTCCGGTTTAGGCTCTGAATACTTAAGATATTCTTCTGGGACAGCTGCACCTTCCGCAATATCCACGGAGCTACCACTTCTAAAAGAAATTGCTACTCTTGCAGACTTAAACTTTTCGCCATCCAGATATCGGGAAAGATACTCTTTCAGTGATGTCGCTTTGCTTTCTGCGACTTTCTGCCTCTTGGCAAGATTTTCTTTTTCAGATTTCAGTGCTTCTGCATCTGACAAAAGATTCTTGATCCAGCAACCAATGTTCTCAATTTTCTGATCTCTTTCCATCTGTAGAGATTCAAGCTTTTTAATGTCTACGATTTCCCCTGTTTCCATATCTACGCAATTAAGGATTTCATTTTTGATTTCGTACAGATTCATTCTTATTTTCCTCTCTTTCTACTAATCTATAATTGCTTGCTTGTCTTTTTATTGGCCCGGAATGTCTATGCGTAATGATTTCCAGGTATTCATCCTTTATATCTCCGTTGCCAGTGAGATTCATAACGGACACCTCCCATTGATAAGCAGTTCCAGAAGACATTTCTTTGCATTTTCGTAATTCTGAGATTCGGACTCAAAGTCGCAAAACAGGCACAATGAAAAATGTTTTACGATCTCCCCTGCATCATTAAATACATAAATATAAACTCTGGATATGTCGTCATGCGCCGTATAGTCAAAATTCACATGCGCCGTTGTTTCACTTGAAATTCTCAGACACAAATCAAATATTTCTCTGATTTTCTCTTCGTTCATAATTTCCTCCTTGTATTGACTTTTGGTTTCTTTCCTTCTACAATGGAGAAGAAATATATTGTCTTGGATCCTTATTTGAGTTGCAGCTCTGAGGATCCTTTTTTAGTTGGCATGTCTAGCATGTCCATTCTTTCCACGTCCTTGCTATGTACACAGCTCCGATCAGTCCCAACGCTCCCATGATCTGGTCACGGCTGTTGTCCCAGGTCCAGAACGGAAGATACGTTGCTATCCCTCCAATCAGAATGGAGTCTATCCAATCTTTCATGTCAAAGCCTCCAAGATTTCCTCGTTAGGAAAGTTCAATCGAATAAAAATATGCCGCAGTTCCGGATACGTGAATGTTTCCGGCTTATTTCGCTTTTTACGGAAAGTGTTTTCTGCCATTCCGGTAATTGCTGCCATCTGTGCATCACTTACTCGCTCGGCCTCCATCCTTTTTGCAATATTGCCTTTCAAAAGGATGTATTTCTTTTGCTCTGTGGTATATCTGATTGCCACAGTCTTTCCTCCTTTCTTACTTGATAAACATCCATGCAGCGTTTGAAAAAATTAATGCAATCATGGTTACAATCCATGCGCAGAACCATTTGTGAGTCTGCTTTTTTGCCTCTCTTACAACCTCAACTGCATAGAAAGTATCGAACTCTTCAAAATTTGTCACTTTTTTATCCTCGGTTTTCTTCATAAAAAATCCTCCTGTTCTCTTGCGAAATACAGGAAGAAATGATATGATTATCCTGTAATCCGCTAGTGTGGTTAGTGGTTTACAGCTCCGAGGCGAGAGGTTTCAGCTCTCCTTCGGAGCACTTTATTTTTCAAAATGTTTTTCCATAAGGTCAGCAATCATTAGATATTCTTCTGCAATTTTCCCTTTTCTGGTATTTTTAACCTGTTCACGGAATTCCGGAATAGTCCCAAAGAAGCATCCGCATGCAACTCTGACCTTTTTATCTTTGCATCTAAAAAACGTAGTGGTACGGAATTGAGTACCAAATCCATGAATAGTTGTGTAATCTGCATTGCCGGACACCTCTGCATCGCCGGACACCTCTGCATTG